TGGAGACAGCGTAACCGCTTCAGCAAACAATCAAATGGTTGTCCTTGCTAATACATCTGTAAATATAAAGGCTGCAACCGATTTTAATAATGTTACTGCAGACAGAGTGGTAAATTTCCCTGATGCTGACGGTACAATGGTTCTGTCCGTAAATGGAACCGCACCAAATGCGGCAGGAGATGTTACTCTTTCTGTTGGCGCACCATATCTTGTATGGAGTGCAAGGGTTCAATATAGTGGAGGTAATCTTACTGTGATGCAGCAACTTGAAAATACAACAGGGGCTACAATTGCATTTGCTTCTGCATTTGGCGGGGTAACAGCAACTGCAAGTTCGCCTATATTTACATCTGCTAACGTAGCATTTGTAATGCCTTCTTCTTATACAGGATCAGCTTCATTGTATACTGTTTTGGGATTTTTCTCAAGCACAACTGTTATGAATATATTTTCTTATGACTCTTCAAACACTTTAGCTACAGAGAATAATAAACCATTCTTATTAGAAATTAGGATTTATCCATAATGAATGACATCAGAAAGATATCAATTGGCCCCGACTACAAAAGCGGGGCCATGCATTACATAGTTGGTCAACCAGTATTGGGGGACACGCATGTAATTCATTTGATAAAGTATGATGAGAGTAAGGGTTCGTTCAAGATATATATAGAGACTAAAAGTAATGAGGTTTTTCTATGGAAGGAGTTTACTCCTGACGTTCCAATTTCAATTGAATATAATATAAATTTCTAATGCAATCTCCGTTCTCTAACAGGTACGCAGAGGTTATCGCTGTTCCGATGTATTACAATGGCGAGGTGTCCGTAGGGGATATCCTTCTTGTCCATCATAATGTATTCAAGTACTACAACGACATGAAAGGTAATCAGCGTAGCAGCTGGAACTTTTTTATGGACGACATGTTCTTCGTAGAGGAGGATCAGTTCTTCTTATATAAGCATGACGATAAGTGGAGGTCTCATGGTAGGTTCTGTTTTGTAAAGCCAATTCAGACAAAGCAAACTGACATATACAAGCCGGTAAGCGAAGAGCCGCTAATGGGTACTATAAAGTATTCAAACTACGAGCTTGAGTCAATGGGGATCAATGAGGGGGATGAAATATGTTTCAAGCCTGACAGCGAATATGAGTTTCACGTGGAACAAGAAAAGCTGTACAGAATGTTCACCAGCCAAATAGCGATTAAACTGTGATACTTAAATTTATACTAAGAAAGATAATAGAGTACTACGATCGCAGGGGTACCAGATATTTGAACTAACTTACATAGGTATGATTTTTGAGATATACGATAATGCTGTAGATAATGTAGATGATTACGTGTCTAATATATTGAGCGGAGGTTTCATTGACTTCAATGACGGAGATAAAACATTTAAGGGTCTTCAGCCAATGTACAACGATCCGCTATCAAAGATAATTAAGGCTGGATATCCTGATTGTATTATAAATACAAACTTTGTAAGAAAGTCTCCGTTTGGTCAAGACGAACCAAATTTTATACATACGGATGAAATGATGGGCGACCTGACAGCAATCCTTTACTTAACAAAGAATGAAATGGATGGAGATGGAACAACCATATATAACGAAGACGAGACGCCTATGTGCGTGGCTTATGCTAAGTACAATAGGTTATTCATATTCGATTCAAGGCTAAAGCACTCTAGAAATATATTTGATAACTTCGGAGATGGAGACGACTCAAGACTAATACAGGTTGCATTTATAAAATTATGACAGACTCTAGAGAAATAAAGCTAAGGATAATAGAGGCCGGCAGAGCTGCCGTAGAGGAGCTGATTAAGGTGGCTAAGGAGGATATCATCAAGCCGAATCTTGATGACGAGCTTGCTGCAGATAGATTAAAGAATGCTGCAGCTACTAAGAAACTTGCCATCTTTGATGCGTTTGAGATATTGAATAGGATAGAGGCTGAGAAAGAAGGATTAGAGATGATAGATAGAGGAGTATCAAGAGTAGAATCAAAACAAGGATTTGCAGAGAGAAGATCAAAATAGCTTATATGTAGTACTTAAGGACTATGTTCCTTCAGGTATTGTAGCCAAGAAAAATATTTCTAGGAGCTGGGTCTATGGGTATAATGAAAAGTATGACCTAGTTGTTATATCAAAGACCTGAATTTGACCGACGCGAGTATGGGGTGTGGTTTATGAATAGCGGAGACCCTACCTACATAACGGGATCCCATTACATGTATCTTCAATGGACGAGCATAGATGTTGGATACCCAGATTACAGGGAGGCTAATAGGATATTCTATATATTCTGGGAGGCGTGCAAGGCCGATGACAGGTGCTTTGGAATGGTGTACCTGAAGATCAGGCGCTCTGGATTCTCATTTATGGGATCATCGGAGTGCGTTAATACGGGTACGATTGCAAGGAACTCTAGGCTAGGCATCCTGTCAAAGACCGGTGCCGACGCCAAGAAGATGTTCACGGACAAGGTTGTGCCCATTGCCAATAGGCTTCCATTCTTTTTCAAGCCTATTCAGGATGGAATGGATAAGCCAAAGACAGAACTTGCGTTCAGGGTTCCTGCGTCCAAGATTACAAAGAAGAACATGTTTGATACGGAGGACGATGAGATCGAGGGACTTGATACATCCATTGACTGGAAGAATACGGAAGAGAACTCATACGATGGAGAGAAGCTGAGGCTTCTGATTCATGACGAGAGCGGCAAGTGGGTCAAGCCAAATAACATTCTAAATAACTGGAGGGTAACTAAGACGTGCTTGAGACTTGGTAGCAAGATCATCGGCAAGTGCATGATGGGGTCTACATCCAATGCCCTGAACAAGGGAGGAGATAACTTCAAGCAGCTTTACGAGAACTCCAATGTCAAGGTAAGGAACTCGAACGGACAAACCAAAAGCGGTCTATACTCTCTGTTCATACCAATGGAATGGAACATGGAAGGCTTTATCGATAGATACGGCATGCCTGTCCTGAGAACTCCATCGGAACCTGTAATAGGGGTTGATGGGGTAAAGATAAAGATCGGGGCTATAGACTACTGGGAGAATGAGGTGGACTCTCTGAAGAGCGACGCTGATGCGTTGAATGAATTCTACAGGCAGTTCCCTAGAACAGAGTCTCACGCTTTCAGGGATGAGAGCAAATCATCAGTATTTAACCTCACCAAGATATACCAGCAGATAGATTATAATGACTCTCAGATAATGGATCATGTGGTCACAAAGGGCAACTTCCATTGGAAGGACGGCATAAGGGATACCACTGTCATATTCAGCCCAGATACAAGGGGCAGGTTCCTAGTCAGTTGGACCCCATCAAAGGGGCTGCAGAACAGGGTGATAAATCGCAATGGGGTGAAGTACCCGGGCAATGAGCACATAGGCGCTTTCGGATGCGACCCTTATGATATATCAGGGACGGTAGGTGGTGGAGGATCAAATGGAGCTTTGCATGGGCTAACTGGTTACCACATGGACGATGCCCCTGTAAATGAGTTCTTTCTTGAATATATATCCAGACCGCAGACGGCGGAGATATTCTTTGAGGATGTGCTCATGGCGCTAGTATTCTATGGCATGCCAATCCTTGCGGAGAACAATAAGCCTAGGCTGCTGTACCATCTGAAGAACAGGGGGTACAGGGGGTTTGCTATGAACCGGCCGGACAAGGTGTACAACAACCTATCTAAGACCGAGAGGGAGATAGGGGGTATTCCTAACAGCTCAGAGGACGTAAAGCAATCTCATGCTGCCGCCATACAGTCATACATAGAGAAGCATGTAGGCTTGGATACGGAGGGTAAGTACAGGGATGCCGACCTTATGGGAACGATGCCATTCATCAGGACTCTGGAGGACTGGGCGAAGTTTGATGTGGAGGACAGGACAAAGCATGACGCATCCATAAGCTCAGGATTAGCCATAATGGCTACCCAAAAGCATATGTATCAGCCTGAGAAAAAGCAAAGCAAAATAAGTATTAACTTTGCTAGGTACTCCAACCGGGGCAATACTAGCGAATTAATGAAATAATGAAGGAAGTATCAATAAACATTTTATCTACCGGCTTCCCAAGTCAGTTCGTTTCTGACAGCGTGAAAGCATCGGAAGAGTTTGGCCTTCAGATTGGTCAGGCTATCCAATACGAATGGTTCCGCAAGGATGGCAACCAGTGTCGCTACTATAACCAATGGAGAGACTTCCATAAACTGAGGCTATACGCCAGAGGTGAACAATCTGTAGCCAAGTATAAAAACGAATTGGCTGTTGACGGAGATCTGTCTTATTTAAATCTGGACTGGACACCAGTTCCCATCATACCTAAATTCGTTGACATTGTTGTTAATGGCATGTCTGATAGGCTTTTTAAAGTTAAGGCGTACGCTCAAGACGCTATGTCGCAATCGAAAAGAAGCAAGTATCAGGATATGATTGAAGGGCAGATGGTTGCTAAAGACATCTTGCTTACTATACAGGAGAACACAGGGGTTGATCCATTTACCATGGATCCAGATAAGTTACCTGCTGACGACGAGGAGCTTTCATTATATATGCAGCTGAACTACAAACCAGCTGTTGAGATAGCGGAGGAAGAGGCAATCAATACTCTCCTTGACGAGAATAAGTATTACGACATGCGCAAGCAGTTAGATTACGATCTAACAGTATTGGGAATCGCTGTAGCTAAACACGAGTTCTTGCCCGGAGCGGGCGTTAAGATTTCATATGTTGACCCCGCTAACGTGGTGTACAGCTATACGGAAGATCCTCACTTCAAGGATTGTTTCTATTGGGGAGAGATCAAGACTATCCCTATCATTGAACTAAGGAAGATAGATCCATCCCTCACTAATGAGGATATGGAAGAGATATCAAAGTACAGTCAAAGCTGGTACAATTACTTTAACGTAGCTCAGTTCTATGAGAATAGCATATTCTACAAGGACACCGCTACTGTAATGTACTTTAACTACAAGACTACGAAGACCTTTACCTACAAGAAAAAGATTCTTGAAGGTGGAGGAGCTAAGGTGATAGAGAAGGATGACACATTTAATCCTCCTGTAGATATGATGGAGGAGGGTAAGTTCGAGAAAATAACCAAGACCATTGATGTGTGGTATGAGGGGGTTATGATTATGGGTACTAATATTCTTTTGAAGTGGGAGCTTGCAAAGAATATGGTTCGCCCGAAATCATCCAGCCAGCATGCCATACCTAATTACGTAGCCGTTGCACCTAGAATATACAAAGGGGTTATTGAATCTTTGGTAAGAAGGATGATTCCTTTTGCTGACCTTATTCAAATCACCCACCTAAAGCTTCAGCAGGTAATAGCAAGAGTGGTACCGGATGGCGTATTCATTGACGCAGACGGTTTGAATGAGGTTGACTTGGGTACTGGCGCAGCCTATAACCCAGAGGACGCACTCAGGCTATACTTCCAGACAGGTAGTGTTATCGGAAGAAGCTACACTCAGGACGGAGAGTTCAATAATGCTCGCGTCCCTATTCAGCAGCTTACCTCAAACTCAGGGGCTAGCAAGACCCAGATGCTGATAGCAAACTACAACCACTACATGGACATGCTTCGATCTGTGACCGGTCTCAATGAGGCTAGGGACGGATCTACGCCTGATCCTAACTCATTAGTTGGTGTTCAGAAACTAGCCGCTTTAAATTCCAATACAGCCACAAGGCATATACTAGACGCCAGTCTATATATTTACAGGACAATATCCGAAGGCCTATCCTACAGGGTAGCAGACATACTAGAGTATGCCGACTTCAAGGACGACTTTGCCAATAAGATTGGTAAGTACAACGTATGGATGCTTAATGATATTAAGGATCTGTACATATATGATTTCGGAATCTTTATCGAAGTTTCTCCAGACGAGGAGCAGAAGGCGCAGCTTGAAGCCAATATCCAGATGGCTTTATCCAAGGGAGATATTAATCTTGAGGATGCTATAGATATCAGGGAGATCAAGAACATCAAGCTAGCCAATCAGCTGCTCAAGGTAAAGAGGATAAAGAAGCAGGAGAGAGAAGAGCAGATGGAGATGCAGAAACAAGCTATGCTTGCACAACAGAATATGCAGGTGCAACAGATGGCTTCTGAAACTGGTATGCAAAAGGTTCAGATGGAGACTCAGTCTAAAATGCAAATAATGCAGGCTGAGGTTCAATACCACATCCAGAGGATGCAGGCAGAGGCTGAGCTTAAGTCGAACCTAATGAGGCAAGAGTTCGAGTACAATATGCAGCTTGGAGGTATTAAAGAGAATATGATATCCAAAAGGGATCAGGAGAAAGAGAAGGCTAAGGCTGGAAGAATAAGCCAGCAAAATACTCAGCAGTCTCAACTGATCAACCAAAGGAAGAACAATCTGCCTCCACAGACATTCGAGTCTAATGAGGATAGCTTAGATGGATTCAGCCTTGAAGAGTTTGCTCCAAGATAGTATATTATTATTTTATATAACTTTGTAAAAATTTAATCTAATGGAAATTAAGGTAAGAGCACTTGATGCACAAGAGCCAAAGTCTGTTCAGGAAGTAGAGAAAGAATTGTTGGATAAGCATGAACAGCGACAAGAAGAGAAAGAAGCCGATCCAGCTCCAGAGTCAGCTCCGGCACAAGAGGAAGAGTTAAGTGAGGAAAAAGTTCTTTCATATATTGGTAAGAAGTATGGTAAGGACATCAAATCTTTTGATGAACTTACGGCACATAGAGAAAGCAACGAGGATTTGCCTGAAGATGTTGCAGCGTACTTCAAATATAAAAAGGAAACCGGCAGAGGCATAGAAGATTTTGTCAAGCTCAATAAAGACTTTGACAAGATGGACTCAGATTCTCTGGTTCGGGAGTACTTAATGGCTACCGAGAAGGGTCTTGACGAAGAGGACATCGATGCAATGATGCAGGAATACAGCTACGATGAGGAGCTGGACGATGATTCAACAGTCAAGAAGGCTAAGATAGCCAAGAAGAAAATGGTTGCAAAAGCCAAAGACTTCTTCAACGAACAGAAGCAGACATACGGAAAGCCCCTTGAGTCAAGTACGGCTGGGATGTCTAAAGAAGAACGTGAAGAGCTGGAAGCTTACAAGCAATATATAAGTCAGTCAAAGACTTATGAAGAGGAATCCAAGCGTAAGACCGAGTGGTTCCAGAAGAAAACTGACGAGTTATTCGATGGCGAGTTCAAAGGTTTTGAGTTCAGCTTAGATGACAAGAAGGTTACTTTCTCACCCGGAGACGCTAGCGAAATTAAAAAGACCCAATCAAATCCATACAACTTTGTTACAAAGTTCTTGGATGACAATGGGATGATTAAGGACGCTGCAGGATACCACAGATCTTTGGCGGTGGCGATGAACCCCGAGCGTTTTGCTAAGTTCTTTTATGAGCAAGGCAAGGCAGATGCGGTTGAGGATATCTCTAAGAGATCCAAGAACATAGACATGGATATCAGAAGAGCTCCTGAATCAATGAATAAGGGTGGCATGCAAATCAGAGCGGTGGACAAAGACTCAGGGAGAAACCTGAAAATTAAAAGCAACAAGAAAAATTAACATTTAAAAAGTTTAAGAAATGCCAGCAGCATTACAACCAACGCCAACATACGCGCTCCAGCCATCAGCAGAGCAAGTACCTTTGGCTACCAACTACATCACCAACTTCGACTTCTTGAATCAGTATCTTCCTGATACTTACGAGAAAGAATTCGAGCGTTACGGTAACAGAACCATCGCATCTTTCTTGCGTATGGTAGGTGCCGAGATGCCCTCTAACTCTGACCTTATCAAATGGGCTGAGCAGGGTCGTCTGCACACAAAGTATATCGATTGCGCATCAGGTCAGGCAGCAGGTGCTGACACAGCGACAATCACAGTAAGTGACACCTTGATCCCCGGTACTGGCTCTATCGCCATCCGTAAAGGTCAGACAGTTCACATCTCCAAGAATGGTGGTGCTCTTTACAACAAGGGTATCGTTATCGATGTTGATACAGTGAACAACACTTTCGACGTAGCTTACTACGAAGCTGGTGGTCAGACATTTGCTGCCGCCGATACTCTGACTGTATTCATCTACGGTTCCGAGTTTAAGAAAGGTGTTAACGGAATGCAAGGTTCTTTGGAAGCTTCTGACGATATCTTCGAGAACTCTCCTATCATCATCAAGGACAAGTACGCTGTATCCGGTTCTGACATGGCTCAGATTGGCTGGGTAGAAGTTACTACCGAGAATGGTGCTACAGGGTACCTGTGGTATATGAAGTCAGAGCACGAGACTCGTCTGCGTTTCGAAGATTACATCGAGACTGCTATGATCGAGGCTGTTCCTGCTGAAGCTGGTTCTGGTGTTGTTACTCAAACAACTTACACAGACGCTGGTAACAAGGGTTCTGAGGGTATCTTCTACGTAGTAGAGAACCGCGGTAACTTGTTCGCTGGTGGTAACCCTACCACTTTGGCTGACTTCGATTCTATCATCTCTCGTTTGGACAAGCAGGGTGCTATCCAAGAGAACGTCATCTTCTTGAATCGTGACTTCGGTTTCGATATCGACGATATGTTGGCTACTCTGAACGGATACAACGGAGGCGGAGCCGCTAATGGCGCTTCTTTCGGTCTGTTTGACAACGACGTTGAGATGGCTCTTAACCTCGGATTCTCTGGATTCCGTCGTGGTTATGACTTCTACAAGTCTGACTGGAAATACCTGAACGATCCTACAATGCGTGGTGGTCTTTCTGGTGCTGGAGTTAAGAAGAACGGTCTTCTTGTTCCTGCCGGTTCAACAACTGTATACGATCAAATCCTCGGAAAGAATGCTAAGCGTCCGTTCTTGCACGTTCGCTACAGAGCTTCTGAAACCGAAGATCGTCGTTACAAGACTTGGATCACTGGTTCTGCTGGAGGTGCTCAAACATCCGATCTGGATGCTATGGAGGTACACTTCTTGTCAGAGAGAGCTGTTTGCACATTGGGTGCTAACAACTTCGTTATGTTCCAAGACTAAACCTTAGGATCTATAATGGGGTGGGGCCTTAAAATCCCACCCCTATTTTAATAAATCAAATTTTATCAAATGAAAAAGAAGAACTTAACCCCCGGGGACAAGGTATACAAGCTGACAAGAAACTCAGCGCCTCTGTCCTTTATGATACCAACTAGGAACACAAAAAGATATCCACTACTTTATTTTGATGAGGAGCAGAATACCAACAGAGCACTCAGGTATTCTATAAATCAGAAGACCCCATTTGAGGACGAGCAGGACGGCAATGCCATACTAGAGCCTGTTATATTTGAGGATGGATTCCTTAGAGTCCCAAAGACAAATCCTGTTCTTCAGGAATTTTTGTACTATCATCCAATGAATGGTGTTATATTTGTGGAAGTTGACAACGAGAAGGATGCGGCCAAGGAGATCGAAAAGCTTGACGCTGAGGTAGATGCACTGATAGAGGCGAGAAACCTTACCGTTGATCAGCTTGAGATCTTAGGCAGGGTGCTATTCGGAAAGGATACCACCAAGATGACTACGGCGGAGCTCAGAAGGGATATGTTTGTGTATGCTAAGAAGAGCCCATCCAACTTCCTTAATGCCCTTAAGGATCCAATGCTGAAGCTGCAGTCTAATGTCCAAAGGTTCTTTGATTCTAAACTACTGGTATTCAAGAACAACCGAAAGGATGTATTCTTCAATACCGCTTCAAATAAGAAGAAACTAATTAGCGTACCATACGGACAGGATCCAATGTTCGTGGTAGCGTCTTATCTCCAGAGCGACGACGGAATAGAAGTTCTGAAGTTCTTGGAGACAGAGATTGAAATGGTTGATTTGTGATTCGTGTTTTTAGCTAAATCGAGGGGCTGTTCTCAGCCCCTTTCTTTTTTTTACTATCTTTGTAACCATGATAGATTCCGTAAGAAATACAGTACTTTCCGTATTGAATAAGAACAACTACGGATACATTTCCCCATCAGATTTCAATCTATACGCCAAGCAGGCGCAGTTGGAATTGTTTGAAGATGTATTCTCCATGTATAATAAGACCATAAATATGGAGAATGCAAGGGCTTCTGGAACCGGATATGCTAACATTCGCAAGATTCATGAGGAGTTTATAGACGTATTTTCTACAACAAATCCCCTCACCCACGATACAGACAATATATTTTTTCTCCCTTCATTAATAACGACGGGGGATTATTCGTATATGATCAATAAGGTTCTATGCTATGACGTTCAAGCAGGGCCTCCGGTAGTAACTACATTTAAGGGAGAAGCGGAAAGGGTTAGCCAGTCTAATATAACAATGCTAACCAACTCGATACTGACAGCGCCATCTGAAATATTTCCTGCTTATACTACAGAAGGAATCAGGATGACTGTATATCCATCTACCTTCGATTCTCAGGGGGAGGTTGTGGCTCAGTACATAAGATACCCTAAGGATCCAAAATGGACATACATATCTCTTTCTAATGGTGAGCCAGTGTTTGATCAGACTCAGCTAGATTACCAAGACTTTGAGATTCCAATAGAGGATGAATATAAATTAGTAATGAAGATATTGCAATACTGTGGCATCTCCATAAGGGAGATACAGGTTGCTCAATTTGGCATTGCTCAAGAAGCGGGTCAAGAAAATACATCTAGTAAATAATAATAATAGCCAATGGGATATATTTCTCAATATGCATACTACGCCAATAGCGGCAACTCTCCGGAAGATATAAACTGGGGATCGTATCAGTATGTGTCCCTTCAGGATATAGTTAATAACTACATGCTGATGTATGCAGGGAATAACTCATTGATAAACAATGAGGATAGATACAAGATATTGTTCCATGCAAAAAGAGCAATACAGGAATTAAACTACGATGCGTTCAAGGAGATAAAGGCTCTTGAGCTAAATGTTGACGATCAATTAAGATTCGTATTGCCATCTGATTATGTCAATTGGGTCAGGGTATCTATGTATAAAAATGGATACATATTCCCATTGACAGAGAACATCCAGCTCAACACATCAAATGCATACCTACAGGATCAGCAAGGAAAGATACTATTCGATCAGAATGGAGACATACTGAAACCGCAGTTCTCCAATCTCGATTACGATAGGATCACTGGTCAGCAGCAGAGTATATACCTAAATCCCGGAAGCCAGTTTCACGGATCGTCAGGCTGGTTCTACGATGGGATGTGGTATTTTGAATACCAAGTTGGAAAGAGGTTTGGCTTGAATACTGAGACAGCTAATAGGAATCCTACGTTTAGGATAGACAATAAGACTGGTGTAATAAACTTCAGCTCAGACATGGCTAATCAGGTTTGCCTGCTGGAGTACGTATCTGACGGAATGGAGAGCGGAGACAACTCAAAGATCAGCGTAAATAAATTGTTCGAGAAGTTTATATATTCATATATTACATATGAGATACTCAACAGTAAGCTAGGCGTTCAGGAGTATATTGTAAACAGGGCTAGAAAAGAAAAGACAGCCTTACTCCGCAATGCAAAAATCAGAATCAGTAATATTCACCCGGGCAGATTACTTATGAATCTGCGTGGAAATGATAAGTGGTTAAAATAATATGGCAAATCTTTCTAGAAATTTCATAGCCGGTAGGATGAATAAGTCGGTCGATGAGCGACTTATACCAAATGGAGAGTACATAGATGCTCTTAACATTCGCATGGGATCTACCGAACTTTCTGAGATAGGTGTCATAGAGAACACGACGGGTAACGACCAGCTTACTGTTCTTAAGTTTCTTAACGAGCCGTTAAGCAATGACGCTGTTTGCATAGGTGCATATGAGGATGGCGCTAGGGAAACCTTATACTGGTTTGTACACGACTCCAATAACCCTCTATCAGCTACTACCAATAAGGTAGACATGATAGTGTCATTTAACACTAAGACTAGCGCACTAACATATCACGTTATAAGTGAATACGAGGCGGGAGGATCTGGAACCACGCTGAACTTTAATCCGAAGTATCTGGTTAATGCGGTGAACATGGTTGACGATCTGTTGTTTTTTACAGACAACTATAACCCACCAAGGTTCATAAATATAAAGAAGTCGTACCTGCAACCATCTGCAGGAGTTGATCAGATTACCGCAGAGGAATTAATGGTAATCAAGAAGTTCCCCCCAGAAGCTCCTGAAGTAACTCCATTCATAAATCCATCCGCGTCGTCAGAGGATAGCTTTATGAAGGATAGATTTATATGCTTTGCTTACAGGTACAGATATGACGACAATCAGTACTCTGCTACATCTCAATTCACGCAGCCGGTATTCATACCAAATCAATTTGGATTTGCTCCCGACAGCTTCTTGAATTCAGGTATGCAGAATCAGGCTACCAACGCCGTAATAAAGTTTAACTCTGGAGGCCCACTTGTAAAAGGAATTGATCTTCTATTCAAGGAAGCCAGCAGTAATATTATAAGGGTGATAGAGAAGCTTGATAAGGCTTCAATGGGTTATGGAAATAATACTGTATACACATATACATTTGGAGATAGTAAGATATTTACGATACTACCAGACTACGAGATACTCAGGCTTTACGATAATGTACCTAGATTAGCAAATGCTCAGACAATAATTGGCAATAGGCTGGTGTATGGCAATTACGTTGAAGGGTATGACATGGTTGATCTCAATGGCCTTGCAGTAAATCTTCAATATACAACAGAATTAATATCCGAGGACATCAATGTATACGACTTAACATCTTATACGCTTTCTTCAAACTACACAATTGATGGACCGGTTACAGTACCCGGATCATCATTGGTGGTTGACCTAGCCGGGTATGTTTCAGAACTTAAGGAGGGCGCCATTATATCAATAGACTTCAAGCTAGCTCACGATCAGTTCTCAAACGGAAGTTTGCCAGAGCAGACTGATAGCATGACGGCGTCATTCTCCTATACGCTTCCTCAGGATTTCCCAGATGTAACTAGCTTAGTTAATAGCAATGGGTTTCAGATAGCAATAGGAACGGCAGCTAATATACAGTCGGTACAGAATTGTGACAATGGAGATACCTTTACAGATTCATTTAACTGCGCTGTTCCTCAAAATCTTGGAACATATTCAAAATATGAGAGTGGCATAACTGCCCCAGACCAGCCCATATCAGTAACGCCAGCGGCATCTCCGAATACTGCAATGCTTATTCAGTTTCCTGCCATGGCATTTGTAGATAACGTATCTGCTCCTACTGATTATGTTTATGAATATTATAAAATAACATCAGCTGAGGCGACGCTGCAAAATATATCTACTACCACCAGCCTTCACAGCAATAGAGGGTATGAGGTTGGTATAATATATATGGATGAATTCGGCAGATCAACAACTGCTTTAGTAAGTAAGAATAATACACAGTTCATTGATTGCGGACTTTCATCCTTTAAAAATAGTATAAGGGTAACAATACCAACAAGTCAAAGAGCACCGTATTGGGCGAGCAGATATAAGTTCTGTATAAAGACAGACAGGGAAAACTATGAGACAATATACTCAAACATATTCTTCCCTAGCCCTGACGACAATACTGTTTGGTTTTTAGTTGACGGAGAGAATGCAAAGAAGGTTCAAGAAGGAGACAGGTTAATAGTAAAGGCGGATACATCTGGCCCTCTTAGCGGGTGCGCATTTGCAACAGTTCTTGAGAAGAAAGTTCAAAGCAACGACTTTATAACAATTCCCGGTGGCGGTTTCGTTCCGGGAGGAGTGTATATAAAAATACTTCCAAATAACTTTAATACAGTTAAGGATCCGAATGCGTATGTTGATTTAGGATCATATACTGTTACTGCTCAAGGAAGCTATGATACGTATCCTTTAATGGTATATACAGTATCGTACCCAGACAATAGCCAAATAGATATACCAGCTGGTAGTAGAGTAAGACTTTATATTAGGCTTTATAGAAGAGGTCCGGGAAGCGGTGACAGGGCTTGCGAGAGAAGAGAGTATACGTTAGATAAAACAATTATATCAAGCAACTCTCACGCATCATT